CGCTTTGGGCACAAAGCCCACTCGGCGCTATCGCTTGGCAGCTGAAGTCATACCCAATGATGATGGGCCGCTTGGCCAAGCATGTCTTGTCGGAGGCCAAGCAGGGCAACGTCATGCCGCTGACTTATCTGACCACCGTGGCAGCTGGCTTTGGTATGGGCAGTCTTGCCATCCGCGACTACATCCAGTCACGCGGCGGGGAAGACGAGAAGAGCCGCGCTCTACGCGACCGCTCGATGACCAAGATTCTCAAAGAGTTTGGTATCGATCAGCCAACAGCCTTGATGATGAACAAGGACTTGGACAAGTTCCTCGGTTGGTATGTTGAGTCTATGGTCTCCGTCATCGGCATCGGCCTGCTTGGCGACATGCTGTTCAATAGCGCCCAGAAGTTGGATAACGGCGCATACGGAACTGTCCGTGTCTTGAGCGGTGTCTTCGGGCCATCGGTGTCCACGCTGGTGGAAGGCCAGCAGGTGCTGTCTGGCTTTGCGGAGGCGCTCAGCGATGACCCAGGCAACGGCGACCGACGTCAGGCAGTTCGCAACGTCAGCGGCCGTATCCCAGTCATAGGTTCAAACCGTGACTTCAGAGAAGGCACAACTGATCTGATCGCTGGCGAAGCCCGTAAGGTCTCCAACGCCCCAGTCACCAAGATGCACGGCATCAAGATGAAAGGGTTGGAACTCAAGGGCGCATGGGGCAGAGGAGCCAACGTCTGGAAAGAGGGCGACAGCGGAGAAAATATGATTGTCGGGACGCCAGATGTCGGCAACTAAACAATCTTCACGAAGGTTGTCAGGCAGATTCTCCCGTTACGAGGAGAGTCTCCTGCAACCCTTGGTTGTGGCTCCATGATTACGGGTCTGACCGCGTGCTTAGTGCTTGACGGGAAAAGCACGGCCATGTTGTTGGACACCGAATACACAATCTCCTGTCCATTACCACGCAGGCAAAGCTCGCCGCCTTGCCATTGCTTTGGCTCGTGGAACAGGTATGCGCAGATCGTGTAGAGCGATGCGTCCGTGTGGTATTCATACTTGTTCCCGCCCTCGTAGTATGAGAGCAGCGTGTCAGCACTGTTCGTCATGCGATACCAATGGTGAATCTCATCACCATTTGCAAGAGCGTCTGCAACGGCGTCATTGAGGAATGCTCTGTGCGTGTAGAAACAAATGTCACTAGCGGAACTGTCCTTGTAAATCTCGGACATCCAAACTCCCTTGTTCTGTTTCAAGGGAATACCGTCCTCATTACGCATCGAGCCAGTAAACTTTGGTGGCATGAGTCTGCGCTCATGTATGAGGAACCTTGCTTCGTTCCAAATGTCTTTGAGTTCGTCTTCAGTAAAGACATCGAAACAGAGGAGGTGTGGGACTGGTATGGTTCTCTTTTCAATTCTCATGCTTTCGCTCCCTGGGATTGATACTTCTCTGCGGCAGCGATGATGCGGTGGTGATCCATCTCAATTTGTTTTGCCATCTGTTCTCGCTTGTAGACGTCGCGCACCCTCACGACATCTCGCGCTTTAAGCTCCAGCTCCATCCATTGACTCAAGAATGCCTTGTTGAACAAGACAGAATCTGGCGGTCTGCCAAGTAGCCCGTATGCCTTGCGCTCACTTTGCGTCACCATTCTTCTCTCCTTTCAACCTGATACACGCGGCAATGTAGAGCGTGCCGAAGCCTTCTGCTCCGAGCTTCTCAACAAGCAGCGCACACTCCTCTCGCTCTGCCAAGCGAGACTCCTCTTCATGCTTGAGCATGATGTCTTTAATCATCTCGACTTGTGTCTCTATCATTTCGGTCTCACCTTGAACAAGCTCCAATCACCACAAATCTCCAGAGCTTCTCTGTTGTGCTTGTTGCAATGCCATTGGCCGTTGACTGATGGCAGCGAGTGCATGCACTTAGCGCATGTGGCTCCGTTGGTGGCCGTGATTTCTGCGTGATACGAAGGGTTCCAGCAAGCATCTCGCTTGAAGCATGCGCGGCAGCGCCAGTCGGTGTCATCCTCAGAGATGCGCAAAGCCGAGCCAGCCAAAACACCTTCAACCTTGGCCTCAAGGCCGCTGTAGTAGAACTCATCGAACTCGATGAACTCAACGTGATACTCGCTGGTGTTCTTGTTGTATGCGATGAACATGGCTCGGCGAAGCCCTGACATACCCATCATGGCCTGCATCTGCGCATAGTATTTGGGGTGCGATGACCGAACACCCTGTCGAACGAAGTCTTTGAATCGACCTTCATTCATAGACTTGATCTCAAGCAAATGGTCTTGGTCATCAATGATGATGATCCCGTCAGCGTGTCCAGAGAAGTGACCGCCAAACTTTTGGAATGCGTGCTGCTTGCCAGTAAAGCCATCGATGTTGCTGACATCAAACCCAGCATTGACCAAGTCTTTCACCACCCTGTCTTCGATGCGGTGGCCGTCCTCGAAGATGCGCATGAGCTTGGGGTCTGGAGGTGTGTCTTGGAATCCGCGCAAAGACAGCGATAGGTATGCCGTGCATCCGTCTCCGACAATCGATGCCCCAAGATACTGTCTTGGCTTTTCTTTTTTCTTGTTTAGATACGCCTTGTCGATTGCTTCGACAACGTCTTTTGCTTTCATGCTAACTCCTATCGCTTTAGTTGTTTTGTTCTGAAGAAGCCCTGGTATTGCGGAAACTCGTGCATGAACAGGCGAGAGTAGAAGGCGATGAAGTCATTGCTGATCTTGAAGTCATCACCCTTGGTCTCTATGGATGTCTCCCACCTGATTCGATTGACGATCAACCATGCGCTTAGGTGCTTGTGGCCGCTGTTGATTGCTTGCCATGTGAATCGTTTGAACAATTCATAAACGTGTGGGTTGGCTTTGTGCCATTCCCACCATTCGTGCTTGAGTGATCTTGCCGCCCCGCCGTGGGCGGGAGCGGCAACCGTTGCATCAGAACGGGACATCATCCTTCATCCCTGCAATCGTTCCATCGTCACGATGGATGATTGAGCCGCCCATGTCAGAGGGAGGGAAGTAGCAACCGTTTTGTTTCAGGCGTGAGCCTTTACGCTCTTGGCCGTCCTTCATGTAGGTGTCTTCGACAACGGTGATGCCAACGGTGAGGTTGCGCATGGACTCAACACCATGCTGTCCGATGTTGTCGGGGTCTTTGTGACCGCCATGCACCAGCAGAGCTTTGAGGCGCTCACGACCAATGCGGCCAGCGGTTTCAGACTTCGGCGTGTGCAGGGTGATGTAGTCACGAATGCCAACGCCGCTGCTGGTGTCTTTGAATTGCACCATCAGCTGCGTGCCGCCAGATTGTGTCTTGTCAATCTTGGCTTCAGTCACGGTTGCAACGTAGCGTCCAGGTGCGAGCGAGCCGCTCGACTGCGTTTGAACGTCACCCAGGGTCAGATCACGAAAAGAAAATGTCATGGTATTACTCCTTGTTTGAATCGGATTGTTTGCTGAATTTCTCGAACTCTTCATTGGACATGTCGAGTCGCTTGAGAAGACTTACTACGTTGCCTGTTCGCTCGATTGGCTTGAGGCGCTTGTTTTCATCACGCACTTTTCCGTGCCATCCCTTGACTTCTTCAGTCACGATGAAGCGCGTGATTTCCACTTCGGCTGGACGCTGGGGGTTAGCCACACTTGTGTGACGCACTCCAGCAAACACAGCATCGAAGATTCCTGGCAACTGCTTTTGCACACTGTTGCCTTTGACGAACGGCCAGTATTCGGTGTCTCCGTTGTCGTTGCTTTCTTCCTTCGCAAGACAGGTCACGATGACCTGACACGGTAGATCACGCACCCACTTGCATGCGCCGATCATCGACGTGGCGTATTCACCCCAAATCGCAAAACCGTTTTTCTTGTCGCCGTTGTATTTGGCTTCGACGGCCGCAAAGCAATGGTCGCCAAGCTCAGTAAGAGAGTCGAGACCGATCCACTTGTAGCCCATCTTTTGGAACTCAGGGCTGGCGATCATCTTGCAAATTGCTCGGAATGAGTAGATGCCTTTGGCTTCGTCCACCTCACCATCCCATGAAGAGAACGGCAGGTAGTCGATGTTGGCGGAGCGGATGGACGAAAGCCCAGCCTCCCCGCTGATGATGAAGCCAGGGCCGTAATGCTCCTGATAGAACTTCATTTGCGTTGTCTTGCCCCACCCGTGATGGGCGTAGAGCAAGACTTTTCGTTGCGCGGTCAGCGCGTCCTTCGTGGACATTGGCTTAAATGCCATAGGAACTCCTTTCGAGTTGGTTGAGGAAATCAGTCAGCGCCACGGGGTGCAACAGAAATGCTGGTCGTTCCGATGTTGCGTGTAAGTGCTGGTTTGAGTAGGGCTTGCTCTTCGGCTGGCGCTCGAAGAAATTTCCGCTTGTCTACCGTGAGACCCTTCTTGACGTAGGGGGGTAGAGCGCCCGTGTTAGGGAGGATTGCCTCCAACTTAGCGGCGTCCCACGACCACTTCTCGGCTCGTGTGACTCGAACCTCGATGTCATCGTAGGTTCTGACTTGCTCACCGAAGTCTTCGGTGAAGTCTTGCAGGATCGCGTCTTCTGTCGCTTGGATGTGACGCTTCAGTTCATCTTGTTGGCGGTATAGCTCTTGCAGCTTGACTGCCATCTCTCGTCTTTCCCTGTTCGCCTTATCGGCTGGGGAGTCGAATGTGTCCCAATCGCTCATGCTGGCTCCTTCAAATTGTCACGCCATTTCGGCAAATCATGTCACTAAGGTGTAGCCTAGTTGTGACATTGAGTGTATCATAAGCCCGACAGGAGCGAAACGCAACCCCCTTTCAAAAACTTTTTTTGGAGCGAAAACCATGAGGTTGAACATCAAGCAATTGGTGCGTGATCTTGGCGGTGCGGCTGCGGTGGCTCAAGCGATTGGAGTTGCTAGGACTACGCCCTACCGTTGGATAGCGCACGACTACGTCAGCAGTCGTTCTCTTGGAGCAATCAAGGCGGCCTACCCCTCCGTGTCAATTGATGCTTACTTTGGAGAAGGAGAGAACGACCATGCAGGAAACGACGGGACAGGATCAGCTGGTATCGACGCTGAAAGCGGAGATGCACAAAGCAGCGCGGGAGTATCTGACGAGGGGGTGGAACATCATCCCCATATCGATAGCCGACAAGAAGCCGTTAATTAAATGGAAGGACTACCAATCGAGGCGGGTGACAGACGCCGAGGTGAATGAGTGGTTCACGAGGGGTGTAGAGACTGAGTCAGGATCGTTCGTCAAGGTGTTCAACCTTGCCATCGTGACTGGCTCCATCTCTGGTGTGGTCATTGTCGATGCCGACAATTCCGAGGCCAAGGAGTTCTGCTCGGACAACGGGCTTTTCTCCTTCTGGCAGGTGCGCACTTCAAGGGGTGCGCACTACTACTGGAAGCA